CCAACACGCCCACCAAATCGTCAACCAAGACAGACAAAACACCTACGGACACCCCAAAGACGACTACACCAAAGTCATCAACATCTACAAAACACTCACAGGACACCAACTCACCCTCAACGACGCACTACTCTTCATGGTCTCCGTCAAACTCGCACGACTAAAAACCAACCTAGACCAAGGAAAACTCCACTACGACACACTCCTAGACACCATCGGCTACCTCACCTGCATCAACATGATCCACCAAACAGAAAGCACCACCAATGACACCACCAAAACAAAAACAAACCCTAGACCAACAACTCAAAAAACTAGAAAAAGAAATACAACAACTCCAAAAAGAAATCCAACAACTAGAAAAAATCTACAAACCAAAACCAAAACCAAACAGCCCCCAGTCAGATAAACCTAAAAAACAAAACCCGACCAAAAAATTTGTCGCACCACCGCCCCCTGCTATATGACGCGCTCAAAAGGTTGACAGCCCCGCTTATGATCTTGTTGCAGTGTGTGTTGTTTGTGTTGCAGTGTGTGTTGTCGTATAACCCTTGTGTTGTAAGGGTTTTGTGATGATGCGTGTTCTTGTTCCTTTGTTGTTTGTGTTGGTTGTTTTGTTTTGGATTTGTCAACTGTTGTGGTTTGTGTTTGTTGTTCATTTTGTTGATGTGTTTGTTGTTTTGTTTATTTTTTGTGTTGTTTTTGGTTTGTTTAGGTGGTTTTGGCGTGCCTTTTCGTGATCGTGAGTCCCGTCGTGAGTGGGAGAGGAGGTGTCGTGAGAATACTGAGGCGAAGCGTTTGTATAGGCGTGAGTATGAGCGTGAGAGGAAGAATGCTAAGCGTGTGGCGCAGTATTTGTTGTTGCCTGAGCCTGAGCGGTCTCGTAGGTTGGAGGCGAATGCGAGGCGTAGGGGTTTGGGGTTGAGGTGGAGGGTTGAGCGGTAGGGGTTTGGTTTTGGTTTTGTTTTTTTTGGGGGGGGGGGGGTTTTGTTGTTTTGGTTTTTTGTGCTACGGGTGGGTTACGGGTGATACTTGACATATGACTGATAGTGTTATATAGTTTGTTATATGAGTTGGTTACTAGACATACACACAGACGCACTGATAGGTATAGCAACAATGACACTATGCCTAATCGTGTTACTGATAGGAGCGAAATGAACGACAGATACGACATATCACCTGACAGATATCCATCTACTAAATGGTTGGTGATAGACACACAGTGTGGCAATATGCCGTTGTCTACACATGACACTAGGCAAGAAGCGTTGAGAGCGTGTCTTAGCGTTGAACGAAAAAGGAGCACACGGGTAAAGTGATAGATGTACTTGTAGAGGTAGAGAAGATAGCGAAGATCGCACAACTTCGTAAGACTGAGATATGTAAGGAAGACAATGGGATTAGCGATATGCAGTCTTTCGTTGTGTTTCAGAAGGGCGATATGTTTGAGTGTCGTCAAAGTGGTGTAGATGGTCACCCTTTTGAGTCGTTACCTGATGTGTTGAGTGACGCATACAATGATGGTTTAGATGAGTTTGACACTGTAAGTATCGTTGTGGATAGTTATGTTCGTCTCAAAAAGTTGGATAGTGTCACGGGTTATAAGCGTGGTGATCTAGAGCGTGAGTATAAGAACAACCCGAACGCACCTGTTTCTGAGGCATTGACTGTAGCGACCTACGGGTATGACGGGGGTAGCGCAGGTAAGTGTGTCACCTATGTTTATGATGACAATGGTTTACCTGAGTTCACTGTTCTCAAAGATATTGAGGACGGAGTAGTAAAGTCTGAGTTCGTAGACTTCGTAATGTCTAGATATATAGAGTTCTGTAAGAGAGGGAAAACACAATGAGCCGTCTAACGGGTTTGCTACTTCTTATCGCAGGGGTGTGGCTATACAACAAAGGTGTTCGCTACAACCGCCGTCACCGCCGATAACACTACGGGTGTTATTCCCACGAGTGTTTCGCTAACCCCAAATCAAAAGCCAACTGAGGATAGTTGCCGATCCTGTTGTGACAGTCCCGACACACAGCAATACAGTTATCTTCACTAACCACCGATCCGCCCTGAGATCGTCGCACCAACTCGTGAATGTCACGCGAAGGACGGCGAACATACGCAACTAAGCCATCATGTTCAGCAAACACAGGACACGCAACACAATACGGGTGTTTCTTCAGCATCATCGCAACAAAGATGCGTCGTTCCACATCAGCGACTTCCCGTTTAGCCGACTTCTTCTTGATCGGTTTAGTTGATCGTTTGAGTGGCGTTCGTTTGAGCGGTTTGCGGGGCTTCACTAGCGACGATTTTGATAAGTTGTTCTGTCTTCGTTACGGAGTCGTACACCGCATTTCAAGCATTCTTCCATCCACGGGAAGGATCGGCGGAAAGCCAACGGATGTTCGCAACCTTTCATCGCATTTTCAGCCTTTTCATTTGCGGAAACACGCAGAAACTCAGCCAAAGAAATACCTAAATGTTTGGCGCATTCCTCCCATTTCTGTTTGTCCTCAGTTGAAGCGCGAAACAACACCTGTTCTTGTGCTGTTGAAGAAAGTTCAGTCCCGTCTTCACTTTTCTTCTTTTTCCCAACTGCACGCGATCGCGTCGGAGTCAAGTCTTCGGCGACTTTGTTCATTGCTACTTCTAGGTTGTCGGGGGTGTCGCTCATAGAACTTCCTCTACATATTCTTCTGCTTGGAGAACTGCGTCACGCAAGCCGTCTGACCATTGGAACAACAGCATCGGAGCCCATTTTGCGTTCATCCACATAGGGATTTCGCCTTTTATTGCTTGTTCTTCACCGAAGGGGGCTTTTTCTGCGAGTTTCTTTTGTACTGCAACAGACCTGTCTTGCCATCTGATTTGTTCGTCTAGCCATGCTTTTGCTTGATCCAACTCGCTGGTTGGGAGGGGTTCTGTGTTGATGCCCAAATGGTTGGCGATTAGTGCGACAACGGGACTAGCGGGCATCAGTTCTTTGACTTCTTGTAGTTCGGTGTTGATGTCGGAGTCCCCGATGAAGCGTCCGACGATATCTACGAAGTCTTCAGGGATGCGCCCGATCAGGTCTTGGGGGGTGGGGGTTTCAGCCATATAAATACACTACCTTACTTGTGGATATATCACGGGAAACCGCTAAAAATAGGGCATTTATGGGGTTGACAATATGACAGTACCCGTATATACTTATATGTATGAAACAACTACTAAACCCTAAACAGAACAACCAACGGGTAATGTTCGCAGGCGACATCCACGGCAACATTGAGCACGCCGAGTGGGTAATCAGGCACGCACAACAGAACGAAGTAACGCACATCATCTCGGTAGGCGACTTCGGATATTGGGTACACAAACCATTCGGACGCAAGTTCGTGAACCGTGTCGCAGAACTCGCAGAGCAGGCACAGATCAAGTTTCTGTGGATTGACGGAAACCACGAGAACCACGACATCATTCGTGACCTCACAACTTGTAACGGACGCAACAACCCGATACCAACACCTAACGAATGGTTACAGTACATTCCTCGTGGATGTCGTTTCCAAATCAACGAAACAACCTTTATGGGTTACGGAGGGGCGTACTCGGTTGATTGGTTAGACCGTGTGGAAGGCGACTCGTGGTGGCGTGGCGAACTCATCAACCCGTTTGATGTTGATCTCATCAGCAACGAACCCGTTGATATCTTGATGACCCACGAAGCACCGTATGACAACGGGAACAAAATCACCTACAAGGACGACATCCAAGTATCTATCGCACAGCGACATCTTGTAAAAGAAATCCTTGACAAGGTGACACCACAGTTCCACATCTGCGGACACCACCACACACGGGTTGATTGGAAGGACGGCGAAACCGAAGTCAGCGTTCTCGGACGCGACACAATGGGTGAGGACAGTGTTCTCATCTTTGATCTCGGCGAAGCAGACCTTGACGCATACAACGAAGTGGAATATGCGTAAACCAAAAGAGCAGATGCCACTCGCTCGTCCCAAAGACGAATACGAGACAGAAGCCGATCGTCTACTCGCATACGCACAGTTTGTAGCAGATACAAAATGCGGTGCGGTAGACCTCGGTGACTACTACTACGAATACTCGGGTGATATCACACTACTTGTTCAGCGTGAACGGGTAGTCGCACATAACCTCAAAAACGAAACCGTTGTGATAGCAACACCACAACCACCAACAGAAGAAGAATGGGCAAACGCAATCAAATGAGCGACCAATACTTTGACGAACTGAGCGAAACATACTTCAATGAATGGGACACATTCGCAGAACACCAAAAAGTAATACAACGCGTAACAGAACATCTAACAAAACATTTCATTGACACACCGTTAGTCGCGTTGATCTATATGGACAGAACAATGAAAATGTACGGTCCGTTCCAAGACGGCGTAGAAGCGTCGGAATGGTGTAAAAACTATCTCCCACGAGGCGTTCATCTCGTATGGCAACCGTTGCGTAACCCTTACATTACGCGCACAACACACGAGTTCTATCTCCCTGAACGCATGGAAAACCTAGACAAAGAATACGATCACACAATAAAGGAAACAGCAAATGACATCAGCACTACTAGTTAGAGCAAACGGCGAAGTCCGACACATTGAACTCCCCGTGGACGACGCACACATCATGATTCATCACATGGTTGGCGGATGGTTTGATCTCGTCAGACACCCACTCCGTAAAGATTTACACGCATATGTCCACGACGAGGGTTTACTTCGCAAGCAGGAAATAAATGTTGCGATGACATATCTGTTCAACCAAGTACTCGTCGGCGACATTGTTCTCAGTCGTGGAACAGCAGACGGACACGAAGCAGACTTCGCAGTAGACGAAGCGACAATAGACCTCTACACGAGGTGTAACACCAACGAACAGGCAAAAGAAAACCTCCGACCGTTGATGGAAAGCATTGACACATCATTCAAGATTGAAACCATTTGATGCGTCCCCCAAACCCACTCACGGGTAGGGTTTATTGGGGGACAGACTTACTTCACCAAAAGTAAAAA